TCCGACAATTCAGGAAATTTTTTCTCAAGGTCAGCCAGATCGTTCATAAGACCACCCCAGACACCTGTGGCCCCCTTGAGCGCATTGTCACTGGTCAGTTCAGTGTTGTATTTGGCCCGATCCATTTTCCACTGCGCCCCGTCTGCTACCGTTTTAAAGTCCAGGTCAGCGGAGCGCTGACCATCAGGCAGGCTGAACTGGTTAACGCCTTCATTAACCTGCCTATTGAAGAAATCTCGGTTACGGTCAAAGTTGATATAAGCATTGCGGGCCTGCTGATTGGGGAACAGTTGTGAAATGTGCTGACCGTGTATCTGTGAAATCTGCGCGTTGAGGCTTTCACGCTCCTGATCTGAGCTGGCGTTGCCGAGTTGCCTCTGCAGACGACGATAAGTAGGGTCGGTGTCATCCATTTTTCCGACGATCCCAGTAATGGTATCAAGCGCAGTTTTGCCGTGAGCCAGGTCATGCCGCATCATGCTGCGAATATCCAGACCCTTGCCATTGATTTTGATGCGCTTTCCATTATTAGTAAGGTTATTAGAGGTAAGCTCAGCAAGGAAATCATTGGCATTCGTGGCCGCATCCTGTGGATCTTTCGCACCAATAGCTGACGCCTCAAAAAAAGCTGCCAGCTGAGAAAATCCCCGATTCCCGTAAAAGCCAGCCGACTTACCCGCCTCCAGACCGCGAGGCATCTCACGCGCCAGCTCCGGCACATCAATACGTCCGTGCTGCGCCATCGTGGTCAGAACGCTCAGCGCAGCCGGAGCATCTTTATCGCTCAGACCGAAGTTAACAGCGCTGGCCTGCGTGTTAGCTACAGATGCCGCGTCTGCGCCAGTGGCTACCGCATTTCGCAGCACATAAGGCAGAAATTTATAAGCCTGATCCCTGCTGACCACTCCGGATCGCATCATCGTTTCCATCCCGGAAAATGCTTCGTCGGGGCTTGCCCCACTAACATCAACAGAGTGACTGATAACCTGATTAATGCGTTCCATTCCGGCTTTACGTCCAGCAAAATCACTGTTGCTGTAAGCAAAATTTGCCTGCCTGCGCAGTTCCGCGTCATACGACGCCGCGTCAGTCACTGGCTTACGAAGGGCCATCCCCACACCAGCCACGGCACCACCAATCATACCCATTGCCCTGAACGCACCAGCCATACGGCCCTGCGTGCGCTCTGTCTCACCCAATTCCTGACGCAGCTTGCTGACGGTCGCGGTCATCTGCTCATAGGCACGTTTCTGTTCGCCCACAGACAGAGTGCCGGAGCGCTCAAGGCGATTATAAGCGGCGATGGTTTTAGCAATTTCCCGCTGAACGGATTGTTCACTGCGGATACCGAGGGCGGCGTAGGCTTCGCGGGCCGGGTTGCGGCTGATACGCTCCTGCTGTTGTGCCATCATCCCCATTTCACGGTTCAGACGGTCAATTGTGGAGGTCATTTTATCAAATGCGCGGGTCTGTTCAGTGGCAGATAACTTACCTGAATTGGCAAGGCGCAGGTAAGCTGCAGCTGTACGATCAATCTCACGCTGAATAGATCGCTCACTGCGGATACCCAGCTGCTCACGCGCCTGTTGCATGCGTTGCGTTTCAGTACGAATGCGACTGATTGCGGCGGAGGCATTATCCTTAACGCCAATGCCAATTTGCGTTTCAAAGGGGCCAGCCATGCGTTATTTCCTGCGTTTACGGGGAGATTTTCGTTTTTTGCGTCGGGTACTGACATAAGAAACCCCTTCACCGCGCTGTTTCTTATGCCAGGCTTTAGGATTCTCGATGCGGAACACCGCATCAAGGCGGCAGGCCAGCTCTACAGCACTCCAGGAGCGGACTTCAGATTCTGGATATCCGTACTTACTGAGCCTGACACAGGCATAACGGAATTCCTGTCGCTTTCTGCCAGCTCTTTCCTCTTTTTTTTCAGCTCATCATTCGCTTTAGTGATCAGGCTGTAATCACTGCTGATGAGGTTGTCACGGAGCAAATTGTACGTGATCGCCTCTTTTGGGATAGTGCCAAGCGATTCCAGGCAGGTTGCGATAAGTGCCACCCGAAAACCGCTGTCCGGTACGCTCTCGTCTTCGGCCACGTCGATTTCATCGCCCACGGTGGGCAGGCGCAGGGTGAAGTCCTGGTGCAGTTTGCCTTCATGCTCCACGCCAATTTCCAGCGTGCCACTGATGGTTTTGGTGTTTCCGGTCATCATTATTCCTCAATGCAGTTAAGGGCAAAGCCAGCGATGCTGATGCGGGCCTCATTGTCCACGTTGTACTGGCGACCCACGGTCTGAACCGTAAAGTTCTGATAGGTGGTGGTCAGGCCGCCGCTGGCGGTGTCTTCCGGGTAAATGGTCAGCTTGGCGTCGGTGATGTTCTCCCACACGAGGGTGCCGGTCTTGGGGATCACCGCCTCCAGCGTCAGGTTGTAGGTCGCAATGCCGTTAACATGACCCTTAGCTCGTCCGGTGGAGTTCATGGTTTTCACCAGCTTGCGCCCGGTGTCCACGCTCGGGCTGACCTGCGTAATCTCAATCTCGGTGCCATCGACCTCAAGGACAATTGGCCCGACGTATACGTCACTCATTGGTACTCTCCTTAATACAGGGCCACGGTGCCGGTCAGGATATGCAGACCGCGAACCACCGGAGCCGGAATAAGTGCATCGGCGCGGGTGTCGTCCTGCGCGTTGCGCGTGACCTTCACCTGGTCTTTGTAGGTGTCGATGTTCTCCACCATCTCCAGCGTTTCCAGCGCATAGAGCACGTCCAGCGTCTCCGAACGAATGCGGGTCAGCCTGGCGTCGGTCAGCTTGCCGCCGTTCGGGAAGCGCTTCGCAATGCGGGCACGCCACGTCTTGCGGATGTAGTCCAGCGTGCGGATGGTGGTAATGTCCAGCAGGGTGGCATCCTCAATCCCCGTGCTGTCCTTGATGTAGGTACTGATGGCCCGCACCAGCTGCACCTTGTTATTCACCACCTCAAACGGTGTCAGGCCGTTGTGCAACGCCTTCTCCATCTCGGTGCCCATCGGCCAGTCGGCCTGCAAAGTGACGTCCAGCCCGGTCAGCGCGGTGTTATCCATCGGCTCAGAGGGGTCGTCCTGTGCGGCAATAACGGCGGCATAGACCGCTGCCAGCACGCCATTCGGCAGAACGGAGCCGTGATGCCACCCCGTGGTGATGCGGTAGGCGTTGGTGTTCCCGGTCAGCGTAATGCCGCTGGCCAGCGTACCGTTCCAGCCCGTGACGCCCATAGCACCACGCTGCTCGGTGGGGCCGGAGACCGAATCAATGTGCGTGGCCAGCGCGGTAAGCGCGTCCTGCGATGAATACGGGATCGCAATCAGCGTGTGACCGGCGCTGAAAATGGCGGAGAGCGCGTCCGAAATATCCGGATCGCCCGCGCCGCCCGTCAGCGGACTCAGTTCACCCGTCACGCCGCTGGCGGTGATGGTCAGCGTGAGGCTGATTTCATTACCGCAGGCTCCCTTATTCATGGCGGTAAAGACCAGGCCGGTCTGCTTTTCAGCCACGCGGTCGAGGGTCGCCAGCAGCGGCAGGCCACCCTTCGCGGCAAGGGCGGCGTGCAGGTCGGCCATCAGGGTGTCGCCGGTCGCGCCGGACTTCACCGCAATGGAAACAGTGGTGCCACCCACGCGCAGGCTGACCTGGCCGGAACCGGTCGCAGGGCCGTTCAGCACCAGCGAACCCTTAGCCGCCACGCCCGCGCTGTCATCATCCAGCGCACACACGGCCAGCTGCAGGTTGCTGTTGGCCGCAATGGCGGCAGTGGCCATCAGGTGGGCCTGTGAGCCACGCCCGAAGTACACCGCCGCTTCCTCGCTTGTATAAATATCGGTCGGCGTCAGCGCGGCCACGGTGCCGGTACTCAGGCGCTGCGCCAGGATAACCAGATACTGGTCATCGGTGGCCAGCGCCCGACCGGCATTGGTAAAGTCATACCGGACGTAGGTTCCCGGCACGCGGGTGGTGGTGGAAATGCTGTCGGTATCTGCCACGGATCAGCCCTCCTTTTTGGTGGTGGTATCGGCGGCTTTATCTGCCACCGACGCGGCTGCTTTTACTGCCGGTGCGGCTTCTTTTGCCGGGACAAGCTGCAGGTCGCCGTCGCGCATGCGGCGACGGTAATAGGTGGTCAGCTCCACCTCGACTGACGCGCTGTCGGTGATGTAGCGGCGGCTGTCATTTTCCAGCGGCACGCGCACTCCCTTACGGGCAATCACTGAGGTCATATTTTTTTCTCCGTTGTGACGGTTGCGGTAACTGACGCGCCGGATGGCGTGGTGATGGTGCCTGTAGTGACATCGTGAGCAGGCGCGGCATCCTCAAGGCGACCCTCCCATCGCACAAAGTCGTAATCAGGATCGCTTTCGCTGTCCGGGGCAACGGGCCAGTGGCGGTTCTCCAGGGTGTCCTCGTACCACAGCGTGTCAAAGAGGCACTCGTACATGGCAACAGCCTGCTCGCTGAATACCTTGTTGGTCACCATTTTTACCGTGGCGGGGCGAAGGTTGCCGATATCCAGCCCCAAATCCTGACCGGACAGCAGGCGGCGAACGGCACGGACAAGCCGGTAACAACCCGGCTCATCCAGATTGATGCCGCCATGACGCACGCTCTCGTTGTCGCGCAGGTTATAGTCCGCCACGTATACCGCGAACCGGGCCGCTACCTTAAAGCGGGTGCGGCGGGTGTCGTGCGGCTGGCTGGAGGTAATGCCGGTAAAGGTCACGAACGCGCCCGGCAGACAGCCCAGGATCACGCCGATGTCATCCGTCATGACGTCCCAGCTGACCACGTCTGCAACCATACCTCCCAGACCTTCACGCAGCCGCTCACACATTGCGGATTCAACCGCCGTAATGGTGACCATCAGTAGCAACCTCCCTGCGTGCGGTCGCGGCTCCACAAATCCTCACCGCCGGAGTAAAACGCCACGTCCGGGGAGGATGAATCAACCGAACCGCCGTTTTCAGGGTTGCTGCCTATGCTGACCTTTCCGTTAGCGACCTGCTTCAACCAGCTCATGGCATCCTCATAGCGCAGGCGAATTTCCTCAGTACAGGTGCGTTCGGTGCCGGTCAGCAGGTAGCGGGCAATATCGCAGCAGTAATCCCGCAGCGCGTCAGGAATATCACGTAACGGCAAGGTATAACGCGCACCTATCCAGGCATCAATGCGGTTACTGGCGGAGTTCAGGTGGTAAGCAATGCGATCATCATCCGCCTCTGCCTTGCCCCGCGCCGCCGTAACACTCACCGCGTCACGCGAGGTAAAATAGGCTTTGTAGTTATCCGGCGTGGCGTAACTCATGGCTACGCCCCCGCGCCCGTTGAGCCATAGGCCATCTGCCAGTAACCAAACGCCGCCGCGCCGCGTCCCTCAACGCCGTACTTGTATTCAGCGCGCATGAAAACATCGTCTGAATCCATAGTGGTCTGGGAGACAAAGGTGGGTGTTTCGCGATCCTGGTAAATCAGCGGCTTCAGTACCTGAGTGGTATCGAGCAGGAACCAGGCCGTGTCAGAGGTCAGGTGTTGCACCACCAGTACCTCAGCGGCCCCCTTGTAAAGGTTGGGCTTGCCATCTTCCAGCCTGTCGGTGGTGACCAGTGTTTTAGCCACATCCTCCAGCGCGGGCGGAACAACCAGCAAATCCGGTCGCAGGTTGAGCGGGCGATTATGACGGTCTTTCAGCTTTTTCATCTGCGTGCGGGCAGCGCCGAATGAGGCTTTGGCCTCAGTCTGCGTGGCGACAGACAGAGGGGCTTTACCCATGTTGCTGTAGGTCGTGTCGCCCATTTTGTGCTTGTCGCTGATAAAAGGCAGGCCATCATAGCCTTTGGCGGTAAAGGCTTTATCAAGCAGCTCAAAGACCAGTTCATCCGGCCACATGGTGGCACTGTCGCCCGCACCGGATGCCTGAATGCCGTAAATCCCCAACTGGTCATCCTTGATGTGGTTACGTTTAACGACAACCGTTGCCTCAAAGTCCCGGTTAGGCACGACAAAATCGTGTTCAAGCAGTTTGGTCAGCTGCTTTTCACCGATCCATTCACGCATTTTCGGGAACATCTCAAGCCAGGCGTAGAAGTTGGCCGCGCCGGTTGAGGGGATGCGGGTTGCCACGCGCTGCCAGTTCGGCGTGCTTAACTTCAGACCATTTTGAAATGATTTCTTCAGGTTCAGAAACAGCAGCCTGAGGTTAGCCGTATTAATATCCATAATATTTTCCTTTTAACTCAGTAAATCCAGACGCCATCACTTTCGATCAGGATGATGCTTCCGGCTTTAGCGTGGGAGGCTTTAACGGCGGGCGTATCACCATCCGCTGCTGCGCTGCCGTCTGTAGCCGTCACGGTCTGATTGTCGAGGATGTAAGCCCGATCAAGCAGGTTGGTCTGGGTGATCGTGCCATCCGAGGCCCACTTGAATGCTTTATTGGCGCGGACGTTGATAAACTGCGCCCCGTTTTCTCCCGCCGAGTTATCAACAGATTCATCTGCGCATCCCGCGTATTTCAGCGTGGCGTCTGCCTTGCCGTTTACGGCGTAACCCTCACTGTTAACGCAGACGATAGCGCCCATTGGGATGCTCTCACCCTTGGCAACGGGGAGCGGCACAAGGATGCAGTCACGAAACGGGGTATCGCGGGGGGCTGTAATGGCCGTCATTCATCACCTCCAAAAAGGTCTTCAGGTGTGTTACCGAACATGCTGCACAGGGCAATCTGCTGCGCATCCAGTTGAGGGGCTTGTTTGTCTTTCGCATCCAGAGACATGCCGCTCGTCTGCATCTGCGACAGCGCCCGGATGGGCCTGCGGGAACCGATCATCTTTTCCATCAGGGCATAATCCTTTTGACCCAGTTCGCGCATGGTGTCTTCGTCGGCCCCTTTGAGTACGCGCCCGTCGCTGAGCGCGGCGGTGAGCAGGGTTTCCACCCTGTCGCCCTGAACCTGAGAGGACAGCGCGGCCAGCTCGTTGCGTACCTCATCCAGCACGGCCACCGGCACATACTTCGCCGGGTCGGGTGCGCCGGACTGCTGCTGTGAAAGCGCAGCGATTTTGCTCTGACCCTCCTGAATGGACTGGTCTTTCTGCTGCAGCTGCGCGTTGTGCGCCTCAATCAGCGCGGGTACGCTTGAACAGTCAGCCGTTTTAAGCGCACCGTTTTGCAGCGCCTCTGTTGCGGCCAGAATGGCGTTTTCATCCGCCTTATTGTCCAGGCCCATAATGGCGCACAGGGCAAGGCGCAGGTTTTCATTCATGGGGTGTTCTCCGTTATCAAAAAACATGAGTGACGCAGCGACCTGCCGCATCCCGTCGAGTACCGGCATGTTGGTGAGCGCGGCATTAACCAGCTCCCGCACGTTCCCTTTTTCGTCATAGCGAAAGGTGGGTGACACATAGCGATATTCATCTGCCTGAATCAGCGAGGCGGCGCGTTCCGTCCACTTCACGTCTGCAAAAAGCCCCTGACCCTCCACCCAGCTGAGTGATTTAAACCACCCGGAGGCAGGCACCGGCCCGGTGGCTCTGGGGGCATTCAGTGACTGGTGCTCATAGTCAAACTGGTAATCGTTTTTGCGCCGCGCCGCTTCATCAATGAGGCTCTGCGCCAGCGCGGCATCCATGTACCAGCGCTGGCCACCCTTCGGCGAACCGAACCAGCCAGCAGGAAAAAGCTGTATCCGGGCGCTGTCGCTGGTTTTGTCGATGGCCGAAACGGAGGCCGTGGCAAGTTTCCACATCGGGGATCGCATCCTTAAATCCGTCAGAATGACAGCAGGATAACGGGAGGGTGAGTGGCGAATAAGTGACAGGGGTGAGACGGGTAATCAGGGAGGGACAGAAGAAAAACAACGTTAACGAATGGGAGTGAGGGAGCGCAACCCCGTTTAAAACCCGTTTAAATCGCGTCAGATTGCGATAAATGTGTGAAGGGGTACAACGTTACCACATTCCCGGCGATAACGCCGCAGCGGGGCGCTGAGGCGTCAGTCCTGGTTTCCGTTGATGTGGCCAATAATGGCCTCGCGTATCAGCGCGTAATCCTCATCCGTCAGGCTGAGGAACGGTCGGGCATCAATCTTTGAGCCGGGATGGTTTACCTTACCGGCAAAGCGCCCGTTAAAATACAGCGCCTTTTTGTTGCGGGGGCGGATAACGTGGGGGCGGGTCTGGCCACCCATCTGGTGGATGCGGGCATAAACAACGTTTGTCCCGACCACGGCGCGGTCGTTGTCGCTCCACGGCTGAATGGAATTATGCAGCCGCCCGGTCAGCTGCAGGGGCTTACCGTCGCGATACTTCAGTTCCTTCCAGGCGGGACGGCCACCCTGCACAAAGTTCTCATCGACCGCGTCCATCATGATCCCGGCAATTCTGGTCATCAGCGGTTCGCGGCGCTTCACGCGGTTTTCCAGCTCGTCCAGCCAGTGCTGCAGGTCATCCGGGAACGTCAGTTCAATGTCAGGCTCCATCGGCCACCTCCGCCAGTGCGCCATCAATTACCTCACCAGCCGCATCGGTATCTGCCCATGCCCGCACCCCGGCAATGCTGAACCCGTCCGATCCACGCCGCAATACCACCACCTCCCGGCGTGGGTTGTCAGGGGTGACGAGGTGAAGCTCTTCCCCACGCAGCAGCACCGCCTGCGGGCGCAGCAGCAGCGAGACCAGGCGCGGCCATAACGCCTTTCCGGCATCGCGATGCGCCAGAAACACTTCCGCGCTGAGAGTGATCACCGGCGAAGGCAGGTTGCCGTCAGCGGACAGCATGGCCAGCACGTGCGGCGAAATCGCACCGGCGCGACGAAAGTCACCTTTTGAGGCGGCGGTGAGTCCCCTGGTCCAGTTATCAAGGCTCCGGTTCATCTCAGAGACCAGCCGGTTATTATTGCCCAGCGTTTCCCGCACGGCCTGCGCGGCCAGTCGCGGCGCGGCGGTGGTGCCTTTTTCCAGCAGGCTCTGGCCGAGACCGGCAAGGTATCCCTGTCCGGGGTTGAGGTGGAACCCGGCATCGGGCGTCAGAAGCTGCCCGGTTTTGGGGTCGCGATAGGCCGTCACGGGGCGCATTTCACCCTGCAGGCCATACGGCTGCTGCACGGTGATCAGTCGCCCGGCGCTGGTCTCCAGCCCCAGCGGATGGCTGTCAAGCTGAGCCGCATTCAGCGCGCGTACCCAGCAGCGGCAGCGGTAGCCATTGGGCGGGTAGATGCTTTGCCAGATGGGATCGTCCCAGCGAAACACCCGGCCATTCAGCGCCGCATGCGTGGGACGCGTGCGGTTGTCCATTACCGCGTTATATTCAAAATAAGGCCGGTCGGCAACGTTGCGCATCTGCTGCTGCCAGCGGCCTGCGGCATAGGCTGACTGCACGTTGGTGCGAAAAATGGTATCAAGCCGGTACGGCATCAGCTTCTTACCTTCCAGCTCGCCATTTTCATCCGCTTTCAGACCGCGCCCCAGCCAGCCCTTGCGCTGCAGCAGCGGCTCCAGGTCGTCCTGAAACTGGCGAAGCGTCGAGCCGTTCCTGAGCACGTCCGTCAGCCCCTGGTGAATATCATTCAGCACGTCCAGTTTAGTGATGCCCGCCACGGTAAACTTCACCGCGTGGGCTTCATCCTTCATATCCTGCCAGCTTAAAGAGGGCGTCAGCCCCTTTGACTCAAAGTAGCTGATTGCCCGCTCAGGGGGCAGCGTCATGGCAAATCCGGCGCTTACGTCAGCCATGCTGTTGCCCCATGACGTCCGCCACAAAGATCGCCTGACCGACCAGCTCTCTCAGCGCGAAATCATCCATGCCGGGATAGCTTGCCGCCAGCAGCTCATACACGTCATCCGGCGTGCGGGCCGCTTTCACCCTGTCAATCAGCGGCCTCAGCATGGTCTCGGCGGCGGCGCTGGCCTGCGCGGCCAGCAGCTGCGGGGCGGCGTCAAGCTGAAGCTGCACGCCGTCAGCAGTCGTTTGCGGTGCGGATAAGGCCGCAAGGCGCATCTGCACGGCCTGCGACAGGGCGGCGTCACCCGGCAGCTGTCGCGTGATGGGCTTCAGTATCGTCTGGCCATCCTGCGGCAGCGGGATACCGCTTTTATCCGAAAGCCACTGCTCGGTGATGTTAAAACCCGTAGCCTGAGCCTTGATCACCACGTCCATCAGCACGCCAAGATCGACAGGTTCGCGCGTGTCAAATTCGAACCGGGGCGCACGCTCCGGGTTATAACGACCATTCAGCGCCAGGATGGGCCACAGTAGCTGATGCGTCAGCGTGTCGGCCACGGCCAGCGCATCACCCACAAGCAGATCGTGACGCACCTCGTTATGAATATTGCCCAGGGCATTCGTGGACGTTTTACCGTCAGCCTGGCTGGTCAGCGTGCCGCCAAGAATGACCTTTGACTGCACTTTTTCGCACCATTCCACCATGTTTAAAAAAGGCGCGGACTGACCGGATGCAGGCGAAACCAGGTCAATCGAGGCGGTATTGGGAATAATCCCGCCTCCCTCACGGGCCAGCCTGCGGATACCCTGCAGCAGCCGCAGCCGCTCCTTGTCCGTCATGGTCGAGTCATATTTACCGATGCGAAACGGCAGACCATACAGGTTCAGGAACTGCGCCCAGTCGCGGGCTGACAGGTTCTTGAAAAGGTATGTCCAGACCAGCACGCGGAAAAGCCCGCTCTGCGCAACCGGCCCGGATTTGGACTTGTGCTTATGTACAATCCAGCCCAGCGACTCCAGGACTTCACCGTCAGAACCACCCCGGTTAAGCCGTATATCATCCAGGTTAGCCTGTGGCATGGTAAAGACTCTCGCCTGGCGCTTATGAAAGGCGGCGGGCAGCCAGACGGCGCTTCTCAGTGGCCACTCCAGCTCAATACAGGCAAAGCCGTGGCCGATGGCGTCCAGCATGTCCATCATCATCTCGCGCAGGCCGGGAAGATTGCGCAGCCACCAGTCCGCCTCCGCTGCCACTTTCTTTTCAGCGTCCGTGGCATCAGGCGGTGGAGCAACCCGAAAAGGCAGCGTCAGCAGCGCACGCTTACGCTTGGCCATCTCCGCGAACAGATGGCCGTCGCGCTCCTCCATATCCCTGAAAAGGTCGCTCTGGGCCTGAATATCTCCCTGCTCGGCGGCGCTGAACAGCGCATAAACCCGGTTAACATCAAGCCCGGATGACGGGTGATCCGGCGTATCCATATACAAAAAATCATCGCCGTCACTCTGCATGGGGCGGGATTTATCACCGTTAAAAAGGCGTTTAAACGCACCTTTAATATCCATTACCATCCTCCCGAACCGAACCCACCAGACGTGGATTCGCCATATTCATCGTCGTCATCAGGTAACCGGTCATCACTGACGGCACTGATGGGAATAAATTCAAAATTGCCGACGCTTGTGGAGGCAATCGCCCACAGCATATGAAGGGCATCAGGGCCGTCATCATGCTCGGCCATTGGAAAGTGCTTAAGCTGCTCGATCAGCGTGGTCAGCAGGTGGTAAATGAGAATTCGCTCATTTTCCATAAATGGCTGCAGGGACTCGATGCGCCCGTGTTTGTCGGTGGTGGGGATGACCGAACGGGCCGGAACCGGCACGCCCTGCTTCAGCGACTCCTCGATAAGCGTTTCACGCAGAAAGTCCTGGAACTGCACCGACTCAAACGCCCAGGCCACGCAGCCAAATTCCTTCTGCAAACGGATAACGTCAGTAATAATCTTTTTGGGGCGACGCACCCGAATATCTGCCCGCACCACCTTGAGTACCTTCTTGATGCGGTGCCAGCCGCCAACCAGCAGGGCGCTGGGGTCATTGCCCCGCGAATTGTTTTTACCGAGCGAGGGGTCGCAGGCACCGAAATAAATCAAATCCGGCTCCAGCTCGCGCCACTCATGAATGCAGCCGTGAAAAATGGCGTTTTCGCCGCTGACCGGGTCATTCTGGTACTCCGCATCAAAGGCGCGTTTCCCCACGCGTACGCGGATAAGCATCAAGTCCAGCAGGGGGCGCGCAGTCCAGGACACGCGCGACCCTTTCAGCATCGCCTTCTGGTGGCGCTTATAAAACGCCTTCGCCGCCGCTTTGCCTTTCTCCCGCAGCACGGCTTCCCAGTCGTCCCACAGCTTGAGGTTCTCCGGCCACGCGAGGATTGCCTGGAAGCGCTTTGCGTTCCATGACGGGTTTTTCAGGGTGCGTGCCAGCACCGAGTCGTAGTGGAGGATTGAACCGACATAAATGATATCAAGCTTAATGCCCGCACCGCCCAGCGGTATGATCGTACTGTTCAGCCATCGCTCCAGCTTGTCTCGCTGCTTTGGCGTCACCACGTTTTCGTTATTTTCGAGATCGTCAAGGTGGACAAGATCGGGGCGGTATGCGCCGTGCTTGCGCCCGCGCAGGGCCTGCCCCTGACCGGCTGACTCAATTTTGATACCGCTGGCCGTCAGGATGCAGCCAATGCGCCAGACGCGACCCTGACCGCACGCCTCGGGATAATCCATCGCCAGTGCGCGGTTGTACATCAGCTCAGCCTTGATCGCCTCCAGCGACCCCGCCGCCTGCTCACCCGTCTCAAAAACAATGATGATGTATTTTTTCAGCTCCCGGACCACGCACCAGAGGTCAAACAGCTGCTGACTCAGGGTGGTTTTGGCCTCACCACGCGGCGCTGCTATCACCTCGTTCTCATCTTCATTACTGGTTACTACCTGCGGCAGGCGCTCAAAAAGATACTCATGCAGCAGGCTGGTCTCAGGATGGCGGACGTGATGAGGGAAGTAGGTATTGACGAAATAGCGAAACCCGTTCACCGGATCGCTGACCCGCTCCCGGCGCTCCCGGATGGCTTCCGGGCTGACATCCAGACCGGCGCTCTCATTCTCGATACGGGTGCGCAGATCCAGCTGGATCTGCTCAATGCGCTCACGAAACGATTTAAGGGAGGATTTAGACACGCTTACCCCTGCGCCCGATTGCCTGCTGCCAGAGCAGCCTCAATCTTCTCTAACAGATGAGATTTTGCCTGCCAGATGCTCTGGCCATAACCGGTATCTGTTTCGTGAGCTTCTCCGTCAGCGGTCTGCACCATGAGGTGATCACTTAAAATAAACACGCGCACGATGCTGTCAGCACGCACAGCATTACGGTCCGTCAGCTCTATGAACTGTCTAGCGGACTTAATTACTTCACCCATATTTTTTCTCCACGATTTGCTGGAACTCAGGCAGAACATCAAGGAAGCGCGCCATCAGTGCCGGATGTTTATCACTTAGAAACGCCGCGAACTCTTCCACCACGCCCGCCGCCACGATAAGTCGGTCGGTCTCAGGAAGGATGCGACGGCTTGCCGCCATCATTTTGTTAAAGCCGTCTGCCAGTCTGGCGAGGATTTCGCTGTACTTCTCTACGGGCAGCCCTTCGCCATCCGGGTGCGCCTCGCGCAACTGGCGCACGCGATTCATGGCAAGGCTCTGGTGCTCAAGCCACTCAACAAACAGGGCGCGGGCCGCTTCCTCCTGAGATCCACCTGAAAGACGCAAGGCGGCGCGGTGTTTGTCCCAGTCGTCGCCGCTATCCCGGTCATCCCTGCGCCAGCGCAGAACGGTGGCGATACTCACGCCATGCATCGGCCCCAGCACCTCCGGCGCGATGTTTTTACTGATGTAGTCACGACGAACGGCAGCGCGAACCTCTTTTGAATGCGCCATCAACGCCCCCCGCCGCCAATCAGGCGGTCGATACGCTCGGTGGTGCGCTCCATTGAGGACTTGATCTCCGAGAGCATCGCCATAATCTGCTCCTGATCGCGCACCGCATCAGACTTAAGCTGGTACAGCTCACGCATGCGGATATTCTCCCGTCGCAACTCTCCAATCGCACTGTGTAGTACCTTCAGCCAGAAGAGAAAAATTCCCGCCACAATCGTAGACACAATGGTCTGCCATACGTCTGCTACTGAACCCATCACTTACTCCTTGTTATCCGGCCAGAAAAACGCCTCCAGCGCTTTCAGCTTCGCCGCATTCGCCTGGCACCAGGCACCATAATCATTTGCATGCCGCAGCAGCGCGTCCGGGGGTAACCCCTTGCCGCCGCCCGCATACGCTGAGGGGGCTGGCGGCATGGTGGCCACCGTCACCATCTGTCGCGGTGGCTTAGCGTCCTGCACGATCACCGGCGCTGGCGTCACCACCACCGGCGTAGCCGAGGGCTTTTTCGTAGAGCTGCAGGCTGCGAGGGCCAAGCCCGTTAAAACCACAGCCACCGGCATTGCCCGCCGTTTTGTTATCATCACTGACCGCCTTTCCTATCTGAAGACCGAGCAGGGTACTTGCCTGCTGTAGTGCGTATTCTGAATTGGCCAGCTTAAGCGCCAGCTCGTCAGCCCGTTGCTGCTGTTGCTGTTCCCGCGAACGGGCATCCAGCAGGGCCTTATTGCTGGCCTGCGCCAGCTGCTGGCGCTCATCGGCACGGGACTTTTTCTCACCAGCCAGCGCGGAATCACCCGTCAGCTTTGCCGCCGCAAACCCGGACTGATAACCGCCGTGATGTAACCACCACCCGGCACCGCCGAGCGCCGCGCACACCAGAACGCCGGGTAAAAGTCGGGTTAACAGCCATTTAATCAGCGCCACGCTCATTATTTTTTCCTCCCTGCGGACCAGGCGGCACGTCATCATCCGTCTTGCGGTCGTGATACTTTTGCACCCCGGCATGCGCCACCCAGGCCGTCAGGTAGATCCCCGTCATCTCGACAACCTCACGCTCCCATCGCCAGGCGACAATAAGCACCACGGCAGAACTGACAATCAGGGCAAACAGCGTTGTTGCATCCGTGGTTGAAAGCTGCCCCTGACGGTTGGAGACCAGTTCCGGCAGTCGCTTCATAAAGCCCATAAGAATCACCCCACGCCACATCAGTAACGAGTCCGATCTAACAAATTAACCAGCAGCGTTCCCAACGCAGCGCCTACCATAAAAACGAGTAGCGCCAGCACAAACGAGCCTGCCCAGCTAATGCCCCGTGCCCAGTGGAAAAACAGCGCCCATACAAAACAAATTATTCCGGTTGTCATGATTTCGGGGGTGTAACGGTGATACCAGACTAAAAACACCTTGCTCATGCCGCAGCCTCCAGAAACAACGCTTTCTCAGCCGCACGGCGGCGGATCAGACCATCAAACGGGCTTCTGTTGATGTAGATCCAGCGGTCAAACTCTGCCGCCGCACCGGCATAATCACCGGCGTTAAGTTTTGCCAGCAGGGTGGAATGCTGCAGGGAGGTGGGGCCAAGGTTGTAAGTAAAACAGACCAGCGCATCGAACTGATTCTGGGTCAGCGGAACGGTAACGAGACGGCACACGGCCTGCTCATAATCCACCAGACCCTCACTGAACAGCGCATCAGCTTTGACCTGAGTGATGGTCATACCGCTGTGGATGTCCACGCCGTCAACCGGACGCGTCCAGCCCCAGCCGATTGTCCAGACGCCGCCATCATCCTGATAGGCACTCAGCCTGCAGCCTTCAAATTGCTTAATCAGCGCCTTGCCGCGCTCACTGGTTTTAAGGGAAAGAGACATAAAAAAACCCTCACTGATAATGTGAGGGTTATTGTGATCGCATCGGGCTGGCGGAGTGAGTGACAGGGGTGAGACGGGCAACCTTCAGAAAAGCCGCCCCTGCGTTTGTGGGGTCTGGTTGCGTCGCCGGTTAATCAGTTCCCACGCCCAGGTATTGGCAAAGCCATACTTTGGCGCAACCAGCGTCAGCGCCATGCGCAGCGACTCACCACTGTTAACCATATTATCCATTTCTGCATAAAAACAGCGGTTGCGCCACTCCCGCAGCGCAGCAGCGCACCGGGGGATCACCAGGGTATCCTCACCCCCAAAATGCTTAACCAGCAGCCGCGTATTTTCGTCACCAATCACCTCGCGTAACAGGGACAGGCGGCGCTCACCGGCACTGCGCGTGCCGCAGCCAATCGGGAACCGTGCACCACCGAACCGCCCGACCAGCTTTTGCGTGGCATCAAAGCCGATCACGTCCACAATCTGGCGGACGGTATCGGGCAGCAGATCTTCAAGATCTTCGAGTCTGAAGTCGCGCATTAAAGCCTCCCATGACGCTTCGCGTCAACAATGAGCGCCTGCATCAGCTTACGCACCTGAACATCATCCAGCCATTCGACGGGCTTTATCTCACCCAGCATGCGTTCAATTACGCCGTCAAGATAACCCCACGGTCTCCCGGCCTCGGCCAGCAGCGCCTCAATCTTACCGATCATGCCTTTGCGGCCCACGGCAACGGACGGGCGACGCCCGCGACCAGCAACCGACACAAAGCCCTGAGTGCGCATATAACGCACCACGCGCTCCAGCTCAGCATCCGTGCAGTCTTTGGCGCTGCGCCTGCCGGTTTCACGCGCCAGCACGTCACGATAGGTTTCATCGTCCCAGCCAAGGCGGGACTTACCGGTGTGGATAATGCGGATGAGGTTAGACTTCATAAAGCCCCCGACAGTTATTTACCCTTGCCCAACCATTCTGATAACTTCATGATTACAACAACCAACATGGCAATTAATAACGCACTCCCCCACAGGGGGTTGTGATGTTCAAACATCAGAACCACAGTGAAGCAACTAACAATAAGCTGCAGAATGAGTGATACCACCTCAGAACTCCCGTCAGATATGGAAACGAAAAAGGCCCCGCTGGGCGGGGCCTTTTAAGGCTGAAAAATACTTTTTTACGCTAAATGCGTGTAAGTATTGGATCACAACTTGCTGTGTAAATCAAATTTAAAAAACACACTTTTCCACAAACCTAGATGTAAATCAATGTAAGGATTACCTTACAAGTTAATCAAAATTCGTTGTGCATATGTTGATGTTACCTGTCTTTTTATGGAAGGGTCTTTTTTCACGGAATCCAACTTATGTTTAAAAAAATACTATTTATAGCAATAACCCAAGTCGCTATGGCCTTTTCTGCCCATGCTACTGATAGCGACATTATGGGTTCCGGTACAAGTCACTATTACTTCCTGGGTAAAATACACGAATGTCTTAAAAGGGAGTTGATTGGGGATATTGTCAATAAAAACGAGCGAGAACATATGGTTACCATCACCAGCAGAGAGTATATTTATAATAAAGCAAAAAACACACTAAAAAAAATTAAGCCGCAATACTTTGATGAAACATTAGATGTTTGGTTGAGGACCAGCGCACGTTATGAGGAGGGGATTGATTCCATAATAAGCATATCGGATAAAAGCGTAGATCTTATGGTGGATGAATGTAATCTCTTGATGCCTTATATACGGCTCAATATAGTCAAAAAACCTGAACAGGGTGACCTTGATGCTCCAGATGACGGAAACATGGATGATGCCTGGAAGTCATGGGAAGAAATTAAGTAGAATGAATAAGTTAGCCCCTTGATAAGGGGCTATTCTGATAATTAATTTCAGTCCTCCATACGTTCAGGCAACCGCATCCAGCCCACCACGTGCGCATCCTCTTCATCGTGATACCAGCCAACAAACGCACTACAGCTACTGATCACAATGGAGTCATCGCTTAACTGAGCCAGCACTTCAACATCATAGGGCGGCTCTTCATCAGTCTTGCGCCATTCCCACTGCTCCTGTATATCGCTGAAACTGACACTGACCAGCTGCCCACCCAAAATATCAGTTGCAGCGCTGACTGCTGGCTCCTGACCATCAGGAAAATCAACAATAAAAGTCATTCTGCTCATGTTTAATTCACCTCACTTTCTGGCGTCACAAAGGGTGGAAATGAACTCAGCCTGCCGTAATATTCAAGACACCCATGCCTTACTCTGTCACTTGTCACCGCCCGATATCTCGACGGCAACGCCATCACGCCCTTAACCGCCTCCAGCGACTCCCCGTAAAACATCAGACCCAGCTCACGCGCCCTCAGAGCCTCAGCCCGTGCGCCTTTGCTGTCCTCCCATCCATTCAGCAGATAGATGGCATCGGCCTGCCCAAGCATGGCCAGCGTCATCACCATGTACTGGCCATGCTGCAGGCCATCAGGAAACACGGCAGGATTAAGCACGATAAAATCCAGATCGCTCAGTTGCTTCTCAGCGCAATTAAACGCATCGCGATTAAAATAGGGCAGCCCCGTCATTGGCCCCGAAATAAAGATGACCGGACGACGATTAACGCCGCTGTTTTCGTTAACTTCAGCCTGATTACTCATACAAGTTTAAACCTCTTCTTATGCCGTTCCGCCGCCTGTTTCATCGCGGTCTGAGTGGATTTACGGTAAACACGGTGATTATGGTTATCCCAGCACTGCCAGCGGGCCACATCGGGCAAATCACGACGCTCTACTACCGTGCTGCCATCGTTAAGGTGATAGACCCGCTGCTCACCAGTGCCGTGATGCTCACAGCCCGTCACGCACAGGTACATGGTTGCCCTCCGCTATATGAGTGAGAGGGGAAACCAGCGTAAGCCCTTCAATTTTGCGGAAATGGCTCACCACTGTTTTGGCGGTGGGGAAAAATGTTTCCGTGATCTCGCGGGTTTTCTCTGTCAGATGGCGATTCTCCTTCCTGCGCAGGAAAGCCTTACCGCCGCGTTCCTTAGCGATGCTTCTCGCCACTCTTGCTGCTGGATTAACCATCTTCGTGCGTAAAAGAACCGCTGCCAAAGGCTGATAACCAGGATCATCCGGCTTACGGAAACCTAACAACGGATCACCATCAACCGTAAGGAGATAAGCGAGGTGCGTTTCATCGGTCTGGACTTTGGCGACCTCAACCCTGCTACCCTGATAATCAAAAGCAACGCGCACACCTGATTTAATGGCACTTTCAATACCAGCCCATCGCTGTTTTTCGATCGTCATTCTGCAATCTCCCCGCCAGCGGCCCGGATTGCCTCTTTCACAGAGGTTAGGTTCAGCCAGTGGCCATGCTGTACTGGCAGCATGACTGCTTTTCCGCCCTGGATGACGGAATAAAACCGCTCGGGTAGCATCACAACAAGCGGCTTACTTTCGCTGTTGAGGCGCAGCACCTCGGCGCGGCAGGCGTTCCACCCGACAGTTTCTGCCCATTTGGATAGCTGCTGAATCATCGCAGCAACGGCCTGCATACTGCCAAACTCAACATAATTGCGCGGGTCTTCATTCTGGTAACGTCCTCCAAAATGCGAAACCCAATCTCCGACAGTCCAATCATTTCGCTGCGTTGTTTTTTCATCTGGCACAGCAACCGGGGCGGCTGGTATTGGCTGGCGGTAAAGCGGAATATCCCTCCCAAAGCCGTGAGGTGTTTCCCACATGTCACCGTGGTTATGGCAAAAGGTCAGTTCTTCATCATCGCTATACGCAACAGGTGCCTGCTCCCGCAGCGCCGCCAGCTCGGTTTCTGCTTTTTGGCATGCTTCTCTGTGAATAGTTTGCAGCCTGGCACTTGCACACAATGATGCATCCAGTTCAGCAATCCTCGCCGCCTGGGCGTCAATATGGGCCTTGATCACGTCGCTATAATGTCGGTTAACGTAAGGCTCTATCTGGCTAAATGCATCGGTTAGTAGTAATTCTGCTGTAATTGGCATGCTGGCTCCTTACTTGAACGTTTGGTATCCATATTCACAAATACCCTCCAGATAAGTTTCAGGCGTAAGCAGTCCCCTGACGGTTTACGCCATATTTGAACGATGTTTAATTAAGTTTTAAATTCAGCCCGCAGGCTTCAGTGATTTAATATTGGCGAAATACGGCTCTACGTTAATTTCCACAATAGTGGATGATTCAAGGTCACGCGCAATATCAACGGTTTTGACCGCACGACCACCCCTGAGCATTGGACAGGGCTGGAAGATAAAGCACTTACCAACGGGATATTTCTGGTTAAACTCAGTGGCTTGCATAAGGTGCCCTCCTGGGGAGACCAGCCTTGTATAAACAGGTATCCTCACGCCCCTCAGCCCATGCACGATTAGGCTTATTACCGGGCAGCAGTGCGGCCTTACCCCATAACTTAGCCGCAAAGGCATGGTTGCCCATCCGCTCCTGCTGAGCCGCGTCACTGGCCAGCTGCACGTAACGATTGCCCTTACAGGCACTTGCCGGATTCATTGACATATCAGACCCCCGCCATATCTAAGGAAATTGGCTGGTACTGGTCACTGTCACCAATACGCTCATAAATACGGATATAGCTTTTACTGCTGACGACCTGCACGGCTTCCGCTAATGCATCCATCGCACGCAACCATCGCGGGTCGGTAATATCATGACGGCGCAGCTGCAGAACGCGCCCCGGATTGATCTCACCCTCTTTGTCGGTGGAAAACGCACGGTCAATGATGGCCAGCAACTCAGGTCTCGCGTCCTGCGTCCACTCAGCCACACAGGCATCGATCAGCTCTTTTGCAGCCTGGATACGCTCATCAAAAGCGATCCTGTCCTGCATGGCCCGCTGAACCTTATAGCGGCCATCGTAGGTATAAAGCGTCACATTGCCTTTTTTACCGCCAATAGTGGCCCCGTACTGCTCTGCCGAGAGGTCAACCAGCGCCTGAATATCAGCAAAGGTATCCTGCTTAAAATCACGCAGAGACTGACTCAGGGGAATGGCACGTTCAACAATGGCCCGCACCAGCGTATCGCGCTCTTTGTCCACCGGCTTTACCAGGCTTTCAGGCGTCAGTACGCCACGAGCATCTTTCCAGTAACCTGCGGGTACTACTGTTTCTTTAACTTCACTGGACATAATGATTTTCTCCGTTAATACACTTAGCTTTAAGTTGTAATTGATTAAACTGCGCCGCCAGACCCACCGCATAATTAACGGCACTGGTGGCAATATTCATTTCTGATACGGTGTGATTATCAGGACTGACTATAATCTCAGGGCTAACCACAAAACCCGACGCGCCACAGTCAACGTCAATGTATATTCTGACGCTCATATTCAGCCTTGCGCTCCCGACTTGCTTTACACGATGCGCAGTTGCACTCTTCTGAACGCTTGTCAAAGTCACTCACCAGGGCTTTGATTGCGGCAATCATTGCTACCAGATGCGTATCTTCACGCGGAGTACGTTCTCCACCCCCTTTAACATCAAATTCCATACGCTCACTATATTCAGTAATTATTACTTCAAGTTTTGCCGCCATAATTAGCTCCATATAACCGTACAACCGCCAATAGAGGACGTCCGCTGAACGCTGCAAACGCCGTTAGATTTCTGATACACCTCATTACAGGGCCATACTGGCCCGCATGCTGGAGGGATGGCATACACCACCGGGAGACTCTTATGCATACCGGTTACACGCCCACCATGAGTATTGATCTCAACCTTTGCGCGTGAACGCGCACAACACATTGCTGTTTTATCCATGATTTAAATAATCCTCAGTGAATTAGCATTGCTGCGTAACTTTCAATTAACGTCAGAGAAATACCACTCTCATTCAACACGCTGGCCCGCGCCACACCCCGCGCCAGCTTAAACATGCGCCGGTAATTACCTTTAGAGTGTTTCAGGAATGCTTCCGCTATTCCCGGTTTATTGCCTGAATCACCTACCTCATCCGGTAACAGGCTGGCCAGTATGGCGTTGAAGTCTTCAACTTCTGACTTCCCCTTATGGGCCTCAAGGTCAAGCGCCATACCAACGCGGCTATAGAGCTGCGCATATTCCCCGCGAGAACCTTTGAGGTTAATCAGCAGGCGAGGCATACCCGCCAGAACGATGGCCACACCTGAGCGGTCATGTACGCGCCTGAGCACCTCCAGCGCCTTATAAGGCAGTAACTCAGCCTCATCAACCAGCACCAGCCAGCCCTTGCCGCTGAGCGCCTGTATACACTCCTCGCTCAGCTCATGAATATTGCCGTTCTTCCTGACGCCCAGGCGTTCACACAGCGATTGCAGCAGGACTTTAGCCGTGCAACCCGGATCGGCTTCAATCAGGATCACGCCCTTATTCGCGCTGTTGGCCCGCACATACTCCTTGAGCACCATGCTTTTACCCATGCCTGCAGGCCCGTAGATCACGCCGATATCACCGTCGCTGTGGGTGTTGCTGATTAACCCCAGCGCCAGCCTGGCGAGTCGGGTGGGTACAAATGTGGCTTTCACCTCGCGGCGTCTGGCGCGTTCATCTTCGCGGCTCAAAAAATCACGCAGCGTGGCTTCAATGTTTTCAATGTTGCCGTTGTAAGAGCCTTTCAGATACTGAGAAATGGTCGCACCGCTCAGCCCTGTTTTATCGGCAACCTTGCGCTGGGTGTAGGAGGATGCCTCCAGCAACTGGATTAGTTTTTCTCTGACCTGCATTTAAATATCCTTAGCGGTGATTACCGGCTTTCTTTAAATCGTATTCACGTTCAGACTCAAATAAATAAACTTTCTCAGGTTCTTTATTTATTTGAGGTGCCGAGAAGAGGCTTAAATCAATTTCAGGCTTCTGCTCAATAACAGGCTGAATCTCTTCTTTCTTGCGGCGCACCTTGTCCTCAAGGTTTTTAACGCTGTTTTTAACGCGCTTCTCTTTAAGCTGATCGATACGTGCTTTCGGGAAGGCATCGACCTTGTTACCGTTCCAGATGGCATCACAAATCCAGCTGCCATCCATGCGCCGCACGATAACGGTGTTGGGGTCATGAATGTCATAGCATACCCGAACCTTTTCGCCCTCAACGCAGGCCAACTCCGTACTGAAATACAGGTTTTTGAACAACTGAATTTCACCGCGTCTGGCCGTACAAATCTCCTCAGGCCTGAACATCTCATGCAGTTCAGAGTTAGTCAGATACTGGATCTCTTCCTCTTCCTGCTTAATAACATGATTGCGGTAAGCCAGAGGTGACCAGTGTTTACCGCGTTCACGTTCGGGCAGACTGCTGTGAGGACGGTTATTATGGCGCTCAACCTGACTCTCGATCTCCGCGACCAGCTCCCGCATCGTTGGCACCTTGCGCATGGCTGACGCCTGAACCTGGTTAAGCTCCTTGCCTTTTTCAATGGCGTTAATCGCTGAATCCACCGCTTTTCGGTACTTACGTTGCGTTTCCCGGTCACCAGATTTACCCACCCAGGAACCAAACGCCATTGCTGCCCGCTTTGGAATTTCCTGGTTAAGACGCTCGATAATACCGCGACCCTGCGGGTTGCCCGGAATACCGGTCGGGTGCTCAATGCCCAGGCGGGAGAAAATACCCGTTATTTCAGCATCAAATACCCGGTTTTTTTCACCACCGCCGTTATCGGAGTAATACATCAGCGGCAAGCCGTACTGTGATATGCCATGCCGTATTGCATCGCCAACCGCTATCTGACTTTCGGACATTGCCAGACTCCAGCCAACCACCACGCGAGTCCGGGCATCAATAACGAGTGTGATCTCCGGCTTAAACGGTTTACCCGTAATGGGATTGATCACTTCCATTTTCATACCGTGGCCATCACCGACCCACACACCATTAACAGGCAGTTTCGACCAGTCGCGCCGCACGAACGGCAGGTACTTCTTGTATTCGGCCCCCGTTACACGCCCGCGATGAAGCTCAGCAACCGGTAGCTTACTCAGTGCATAACGCACCATGTCGGGCTTTGGCAGCATGGACAGCATGGTCTCATTGCCCGCGTTAATTTCATTCCATTCCTTTTTAAACTTCTCATAGGCCCCTGAAACAGTAGGCTGATTGGGATCGCGCCAGTGCCTCATAAAATCAGGCATCCATGAATACTGGAAAACCTCTTTTTTCTTCGCCTGGCCGGGGGCCATAATCGCCAGCCGTTCACCAGAGTGTTGCGTGGCTAAATAGTCTGACAGCCATTGCTGCAGGCTACTTTTCCCAACCCCGCGCCGGGTTGAACCTTTACGGGCATTGGCGATGTCAGCCGCCAGCTGAACGCGCTCAGGCAAAGTGCCGTTCTGCGACTCAGTGGCGACAAACTCCACCGCCGCCTTGCGGGTGCTGCCTAATGTATCCATCAGCCTGAGCACTTCCTGAGCCAGCACCATACGCGCATCGGCAATTTTCTTTTGCTTCTCGGTCAGCTTATTAACCTTGCGCTCAACCAGCGCCGGACACTGCCGCAATAACACCAACTCCTGACGAGATTTAATGCCAACCGACCTTGCAACCGGCACCTGAGCATCACCCGCTTCAGCAGAAGCCAGCAGCCTACGCGCGGCCTTCGCCCTGACGATCTCACGCGCCTGCTCAGGCAGACAATCAACGTGGTATTCAAATGCTTTTGTACCTTTGCGGCGGCGCATTAATTCAACAGAATCACCAGCCAGCTTATTCAGAGTGAACCTCAGCCCCTGAACCGTACCCGGCAATCCCGGCAAGCCCATTAACTCATTCACCGTAACAAACATAACTACGACGCCTTACGCACATAACGACTTGGCCAGATGCAGGCCGGATCTATATTTAGTGCATCAGCAATGATGCGCTCCCCTTTAGGGTATGAGCGATGCAGGGCATTTTTAAGCGTGTCAGGTTTCAAACCCGCACCCTCTGACAAGCCGCGCATTGTCACGCCACGCTTGTGCAGCGCTGCGACAATGTCGATCCGGTGCCAGTCACTACTAATTACTTCTTTTCCGTTCATCAT